ACCTCCTGCAGGTCCACGGCCGACTTGATGAGCGACTTCTCCAGCCGGGTGACCTGGCCGTAGAGGTCGTTCTTCAGCATCTCGTCGGTGACCTTGTACCCGAGGCCGAACCGCACCGGGGTGTAGGTCTGCTGGGGACCGGAGATCGGATCATCGAAGACAATGCTTTCGCCTTCGCCCTTGAGCCGGAGACCCCCGAAGTCCGACATCTTGTAGTCGGTGACGGTTGCCTTGCCGGTGGTCCGGATATTCACGAACCGGGTGTACTCGACTGCCCGCTGTGGGTAGGCCTCGAACCAGATGTTCGAGATCTTCGGCTCCAACAGCGCGATGTACTGGCCACGTGTAATCGTCATGGTCTATATCCTCCCTTAGCTCGCGTAGGTCGCGGTTGAGGAAGACCAGAAGATTCCGGCCGTTTGTGTGAGCGCGACTTCGATCTGTGATAGGCCCGACAGGATCGGAGGACCGTAGATGATCCCGATGCGGCTGAACGCGGACGCCTGGGGCGCCGAGTCGAGCTGGTCGACCGTGTTGCCCGACTTGCTAACGCCCACCGGGGTGCCCACGGAGAGCGCCGAGCGGGCGAGGTTGGTCGCCATCGGGACCCACATGGTGCAGTCCGCACCACTGGGGATCTCCACCAGCACCTTGCCCGGGTGCATGAGTGAGTCGACGGAGCTGTTGAGCGCGATGCCGAGCCACTGCGACATGACCGAGGTGTATTCACCCACGGTGCGGTTTGGCAGGAGTCCTACGGCGCTACCACGGACGAACGTCGCCGTGGAGTTGCTGTCCATCAGCTTTTTGCGCCAGTTGCCTGATGCTGAAATAAGTCCCATTGGTTCCCCCTCCCTTCCCCACGTCCCGTGACGTGCGGTCTTACTGGGTGACCCCCATGATTTGGGTGCCGATTGTTTTCTCCACGACCGGATCTGCGCCTTTGTGCTGCTTGGCGACCTGTCCGAGGCCACCCGCCTGCATGTCCATCCCGTCGATCATCTCCTCGGTCGCGATCTTCTTCCGCATCGCGTTCCGGGCCGCGCCCTGGCCGTCGATCACGTAGAGCGCCAGGTCCCCACCCGCCGAGCGTATCGTCCCGTCCGCCGAGACCACGGCACCCGGAGGCATCGCGGTCATCCACGGCTTCCCGATGTCGGCCTTGGTGGCGGGCTTGTAGCCCGTGTTCCGGGCATGGGTCGCCCGCATCTGGTCCGGGTCGCTGCCGGTGCCCTTGATGGTCCGAAACCAGCGGACGTTGTGCTCCAGCACCGGCACTTCCTTGGCACGGATCTCGTTCCGGGCCAGGGCCCCCAACGCGATGTCCCGCGCATAGCGGGCATCCGAGGCGCCGGGGACAAAGGTCTAGTCCTGCCGGGCCGGACCCTCGGTCTTGAAGGTCTCCAGGTCCTCGATCCCACCGAACTCGGTGACCAGCGTTGCGTCGACCAGCGGTTTAGCCACGGACTATTGCTCCTTTGCCGAAGCGTTCCAGGTCCGCCATGTACTGCTGGACGGTCTGCCCGGTCTGCTCGCAGAACTCGCGGACTTCGGCTTCGGTGATCCCCGCGGCCTTCGCGGCGAGGGCCCAGGAGGCCGGCACCTTGTCCGAGTCCAGCGAAAACGGTTGTGTGTGGGTTACGCTGCCCGAGCCCCCGGAGCCTGACCGGATCGTCGGATGCGATTCACTGACGATTCGCTGTGCCTTTTCGGCCGCCAAATCATCAATGTGCCTACTCTTTACAATATCCACCACCACATTCAGGTTGTCAAGCGTCCAATGTTCCATAGAAAGCTTGGAAAGCTCGGCAGTTATCTCGTTTCTCCACCGCTTAAACTCATCCGACCGCTGAATCTGGATGATCCCCAGGAGGGCTTGGGCGCCCCGGGAGTCCTGCGGCTGGGGCTGGTTGGCCAGGTGGCGGAAGATGGTTTTCACCTTCGCGTTATCCGCGTACTCGCCGTCCGGGAGCTCGCGGTCGAGGTCGAAGGCATTGGGCTGCGGGTGGTGGACTGGCTGGTTAAACCGCTGCAGCAACTGGTTCTGCTGCTCCACCACCACGGCCGTCCCTTCGGCGATGCCGAGGATCTGTTCCTTGGTCATCCCCTCGAACCGGCCCGGGCCTGCCCGCCACTCAGCGGTAGGGGTTGGCGAAGAAGATGGATCGGTCGGGTTGGCGTTCGGCGTCGATGCGCTTTCGCTCATTGATCTGGTCCGCTTTCTCGATAATGGTGTCGACCAGCGTTAGGTGTCTAACGCAGGCCTGGTAGGCGCCGACCTGTGCGAGGTACTCCTCGTAGGGCAGGCCGGTCGCGATCCGGTCATACTCCTGCTGGGCTACCCGCTCCCATAGGGCCTGCAGGTGCTTCCATCCCACCTGCTGGCGGAGCGCCCGGAGGCTGTCCGCTTCCTGGAGGGAGCAGTTGAAGGGCAGCGGTGGGGTCGGTGATGCTCTGGACCGGATCTTTGGGAATGACGGGAACCACTTCATTCAGATTCCTGATGTCGAAGGTTTCCATGAGCCGCTTGAGCGTGTAGGCCATCCCCTGCGACATGTCCAACGCCACTTGTCCCACGGGCGTGCCCCACATCTGGGTCGCGAGTTGCATCTGCTGGATGAAGGCCGGTGCTGCTTGCATCTGCAGTTGGAGGAGGCCCATCATCGACTGCTTCATCACTTCCTTGTTCGCGGTCGCCGACGTCGCGGTCAGGTTGATGCCGAGCCCGTATTCCGCGTTCTCCAGCGGTAACGCCAGCTTCGAGAGCAATTCCATCCCGGCCTCATCGCCCAAGACTGTCAGGGCGGCCTGGAGGAACTTCTCGCCTTCCGCGTTCTGGGTCGGGTTGGCGTGCTGCTGGATGAGTTGGATCACCCGGAGCCCCACGATACTGAGGCAGCGGCGGAGATCCTTGAGCGTCAGGTCCGGCCGTCTCGCACCCTCTTCCAGTAGCGACTGCACCGTTGTCGCGGGGGTCCTGCTCGGGAGACTCTGGATATTACCGGAGTTCAAGTCACTGACGCCCGTTCTCTGGCGTCCGGTGTACTGCACGGCGGAGATCAGTTGGGGGAGTGCTTGATACACGGTCCCCAACTGGAACGGCATCAGTTCTTCTTTGGGGTTCCCGTCCGTGATCCAGATCTTCCCGGGATAGATCGGCTCGCCCGGGGCGATATTCGACCCCTGCTTCGCCGCAATCCCCAACGCATTACTCAGGAGCACGTTGTCGTGCTGGAAGTTCATCAGGTCGGATTCGTACTGCTGGAACATCTCTTTCTGCTCGCAGACGCCGATCCCGTAGAACCCCTCGGTCGGGAAGTAGACCGCCTTCTCATACGGCCGTCTCCCGTGGTGGTAGCGGAGATAGGTCGCCCGAATGATCGTTCTCGTGGGGAGGTGGTACTCCACCACGATGTCGGATTCCGACGTGCCTTCCGTGGCGAACCGGGCGTGGATCTCCCAATACTCGACCTCATCCCGAGGTTGGGTTCCCGTTCCACCCGGACCATGGTCTGTGGCGGCGCCGAGGGTCTTCTCCCACGGCAACCCGCCCCGACCTCCACCCTGGGGGATCTGGTAGTCCAGCGCCTGGATGGTGTCGTCGTGCGGGTTCTGGGCAGGTTGGAGCCATTGCCTGATCTTCTCTACGGCCATCGGCCCGTAATTGGGCATGTATGGCTCGGAAGCGTCGGCAATGGACTCCAACCGCGCGACTCTGACTCGGTGACGTTCCGCGACCCACGGGGCTCCGCCCTGGTCATCCGGCTGGATGGTGTAGGCGTAGGAGGGGATCAGGAAGTCGATCAGCCGGACGTGGTCGACGATCGGGTGTGAGACGGTGCGCTCGACCTGCACCCGCTTCCCGTTCTCGTCATAGGCCCCGACACGTCTCCGTTCAAAGAGCCAATCGGTCTTGTAGATGCACGTGCCGAGCTTCACCATCTCCAGCAAAGCTCTCTTGTTGACGTCCTCCATCCGGAGGATCGCGCCGTCCAACCACTGCAGGTAATCCTGCATCGGCTTCGCGGCGTCGGTCCACTTGGGGTTTAAGGCTTCAGTGGTCCAGAGGTTGGCCGGGGCATGGATGGTCTGGACGAACTTGGCGTAGAGCTGGTCCACGTCGATGGCCGTGACCGGCATGACGTAGTTAGAGGCCCCTTCGAAGGGGAAGTGCTTGGTCGGCTGATTTGCTGGAGCGCGGTACTGTTCGAGGAACTGGCGCCAGCGGTTTTCCAGGGACGCCCGGGCGGAGAGCGCGGCCTGGATCTCGACCTCGGCGTACTCCTTGAACCGGTCCTCGCGACCGGCAGCCCATTTTATTCGACGGTCGCTCACGGTAGACGTCTAACTTCCGGACTTCTCGACCCTGGACGAGCCTTGCCAGCCGGGCTGGCGCTTGACCGGCTTGTACTCCATGCCGTGCGTGTCCCCCAGCTTCGAGACCTCGTTGCCGGACTTGGACACGTCCTTGCTCACCTGCTTGGACGAGCCGGGCTTGCCTCTTTTTCTACAATTCATTTGATCCCCCAGCAGATCGCCAACGGGCCGATCCTCAGATATTTGCCGGTAGACTCGGCGGGGTAGGTCGCATCAATTGATTGCGCCCTAAACGGCCACAGATGCCAAGAAAACGGAGTGATGTCGAGCCAAACCATCAAACGCTCTCCTTGAACGACACCACACCCGCCGGACGGTGGTCTTGGGCGTAGGTGGTCGGATTCCCT